GATTAGTGAATTTATGATACCGATGAAGAATAGGAGTAGAGAAGAATAATACCTGATATGCTTTTTATACTAAAGCTAAGGAATATGATTGGTATAGTTTATGCTATATTACAAATACAGTAGATAGAACTTATGATAGACAAACACAGGAAATCTGATGGATAACAAATGCTAAAACAAGACCGATACTTATGGAAGATTATAAAGTAGCAATTAATCAATGATTTATAACAGAAAGCGATGAAAGAGTTATCAAGGAAATGCATACGTTTATCTATAATGAAAAAATGAAAGAAGAAGCTCAGGTTGGTTATCACGATGACGGTATAATGACAGATAGTATTTGTTGGCAAATGAGAAAGTATCCACTTGCTGAATTCTAAAATAACACTTAAAGAAATTTGATTATATTACACAGCAGTTTTATATTACACCACTAAGGAATGGAAATAAATAAAAACCTTGCCTTGTTTAGAGAATTTCTAAAACAGAAGCATAAATATGCTATTATATACGCAAATCAGACAAACCAATTCTCAGAAAAGAATTATAGGAAAAAAGCATATACTATAAAATCAGACTTAGCACACGATTTTGATAAAGATGAATACTTATACATACCTGTAAATCTTGGTAGAGCAATAACGAGGATATTCAAGGATTATGTAATAGGAATGTGATTCTCTGTAGATTTCTGAAATGATGAAAAGAATGATAAATTTGTTGAATTGGCTGATAAGGTAGAATTAAAACTTATATTAGATGAAGCAATATCAGGACAAAGTGCTATCTGATATTCTATTGTAAGAGTAAGGAAAGACCCTTTTGAAGAATTACCAAGAGTAGAATTTATTCCATTACCTAATTACTGTGCGAATATGCAGGGATTATGAATAGGAGATAAATTTGAAGATATTAGAGAACATTTCATATTCTCAGTTCAGAAAGATGAAAACGGTAAAAGATATATGTATGTAGATAGATATGAAAAATTAGCACCAATGGTTTGACCTGATTGAAAGGTTGTAAAAGGTTGGAAATGATATTACTGAGAAAAATGGGAATATAATAAAGATTTCATATTCAAAAATAGAGTAGAAGAATGAGTAGAAGAATATCTTGAAGATTTACCTTTATTCATATTCAATAACGACTTAACAAATCCAAATGTAGTAGATGAAATGGATACTAAGGTTATTCAGCAAAAATGATTTGTTGGAGAAATACCAAGATACTTCAATCAATCTGATTATGTTGACTTAGCTGATTTATTCCAAGAGATAAATGATAGGGGAAGTCAGATTTCAGTTGAAATGATTAAAAACCTTACAAGTAAAATGTCAGTTCCTGCTTGATTTAAGGACGCAATAAATGCTCAAAAATTAAGACAGAAAAAAGATTGAAAAGAATTTGTAGATAATCCTGATTTCTTAATCCATAATCCAGGAGAAACACCTGCTCAATATATCACAAAAGACGCAGGATATCTGAATATGACATTAGATAAATACATTCCAATGGTATTAAAATATATCTGATTTGTAGCAGGAATTCCAAGTGCTTTAGTTTATAATGCTGTGTTCTGATGAAACGCACCTGTATGAACTACTGATAAAGAATGGCAAATATTCTTTTCAAGGATAGATTCTAAACAACAAAGAATATACAGTCAATTACAAAGAATGTTTGTATTATTGATGAAATATTTGTGAGAAACGGTTGAATTGCCAACTATCAGATTCAAAAGACCTGCTGTATATGATATAAATGAAAGAACAATGACAGCCGTTCAGCAAATAAACGCAGGAATATTATCAAAAGAAAGTGCTATTGCTTATATATGGTGATACGATGAAGTAGAAGTTCAGGAAGAATTAGACAAGATAAACCAACAAGAAAAAGACGCTTACGCAAAATATCAAGCAATAACAAAACAGGAAGAAGATGAGGAAGAAAATAACTCTTTAAATAATAACGAAGAAAATAATGAGCATACAACGGAGTAGTATATTTGAGAATGATTTACCAATGTGAGAACAGGTAAAAAATTCCATTCAAGAAATATGAGATAAACCTTGAAAGTTCTGTAAGTTCTTTCGGTTTTTCTTTATTCAGATTTGTATAGCAATTATGCTTTTGATATTCAGTATTTTATTACCAATACGAATTTTGTATGGATAGGAAAGATTACTTAACGAAACTAACAAAAGAAGATAGAGAATTGATAAAACTATTCCAAGAGGAAGTGGATAGAATAAATTTGTTATACTTAAAAGCTATTCATTCAAACGATATGTCAAAAGCTAACCAATTACTAAAACAGATAAGAAAAATCAATAATCACTTAGCAAATGAATACTGAAAACGAGCAGAGGTAAGGATACCACAGGAATATGCGAAAGGTAGTTCTTATATAGATGAAGTATTATGAATGGATACTGAAAATGCCTTAGAGGAAATCCTTTTCTGAAAAACTAAGGTTGCTGAATATATTGATGAATTATGACCTATACATAAGGAAGCAGTAAATGCTCTTGTAGATAATTCTAAAAACTATGTGAAAGCAAGTCTTGATTGAATGGAAAGACAAGCTCTTACAATGATAAATGAATTACAACAATATCAAGTAAGACAGGAACTTGCTAAGTGAATAATAAGCTGAGAAGCAAGTAGTAATGAAAGGCTTGTAGATTATTTTACAAGTCAATGAATATCCTGATTTAAAGATAGAGGCTGAAAGTATTGGAGTATGGATAGATATGTTGATATGTTATGTAGAACAGAAACAGCAATAGCAAATACACAAGGAACTATCAATAGAGCAATACAATTATGAATAACAAAATTCTGAATAGTAGAACATTCAGATTGTTGTGAAGTATGTGCTGAAATGAATTGAGATATAGTTGATATAACAGATTGAACGGTAGAATTGCCACCTTTTCATCCTAATTGTAGATGATATATAGTAGCGATAGTTGATGAGGAAGAATGGAATAATAGATTGATAGAGCCTGAACAGGTAGAAGAAATAAGTCAACCAGTAGAAGAAAAAGTTGAAAGTAAAGAATTTAAGCTAACAGATGAAATGAAAGAAGACCCTGACGTAAAACAAGCTATGAGAACAATAGAGGTAAGAGAAAGAAGATGACAGAAATTCCCTATGTGATACGATAAAGCCGTGGCAGTAGCAACTTATACAACACAATCTTATAGAGATATTAATAACTATCTAAGAGAAAATATTTGATGATGAATTTATAAGGACTTAGCTGATTGAATAGCAGAAACTCTTGATAATTACTGAGAAATCTCTACAAGTACATTGTATAGATGAACAAAATTACCATTAGAGGTATTTGATGAAATGATAAATACAAAATCATTTAAGGATAAAGCCTTTCTATCATTTACACCAACAGAACAGTGAGCGAGTGAATTTATGAATTGAACAGACCCTCTAAAAAGACGTGTTTTGTTTGAATTGGATAATGGTAAATGAATGGACGTTAGAAGTATGTCAGTATATCGTGGGGAACAGGAATTTCTTATAAATAGAGGTACTGATTTTGAGGTATTAAATATTGATGAGATAGAGGATAATAAATGAACTTACTTTAAGATAAAAATCAAACAGATTTATTAATAATAGTAAAAAATGGAGATAGAATGATACAAGCTATATAAAGAAGATACACGGAATTGGAAACTCGTTAAAGATTGAGAGGAAAGTTTTATTAATATGAGAGAATATATTGAAAAGTTAGAATATTCTGATTATGAAAATAGATTAGCTTTTATGAAACAGTTGATTGAAATTCTACCGAAAGAATATCCTTATTCTGTAAGAGAATACATAGTTTTCAATTAAACAAAATACAGTTATTACCTATCATTTAAGAGTGTTATTCAATTAAAAAATAACACTTTTTTGTTTTTGGTTATATTACCTGACGTTTTAATTTATTAAACAATCAAACGATGAATCCATTCAGAAAAAGAATGCACAGAGCTTTCTTTGAAGAAAACAAAGATGGTGGTGCATGAGGAAGTACTGATTCTGAGAATAAAACTCCTGACTCAGAAGCAGGTAAAGATGACAAAAAGGAGGACAATTCTATTCCTTATGAAAGATTTAAGGAAGTAAATGATAGAATGAAATCTGCTGAGGCTGAATTGCAGAAATACAAGGAAGCTGAAACTAAAAAAGCAGAGGAAGAAGCTATCAAAAAGTGAGAATACGAA